AAGATTCTTGATGTTAGAGTCGAATGAACGCTCAAAGAGCCCGTATGAGGCTATAGAGTCGGTGTCAGAGGTGCTGTAGGTTGATCCGTATCCTGTGGCGTAGCGATAGATAAGGCTGTTACGGATGCGACCAGTTTGAGTTGTGCTAGTGATAGAGCTTGGTGATGCATACGCGCCATCGAGGTTAGTGAAGCCATTTGCTGCAAGGTAGTTAGATCTGTGATCCGCATCGTCATAGCTGACATTCCCGTCATTTTCTTCGTGGAGCTGTCCGAGTGCGCTGTTAGCAATCTGATCTGCAAGGCTTTGAGACTTGGCAGAAGCATTAGCAGCCAGAGCGATCATCGTATAGAAGCCTGAGTCAATCGTGCCGATGTACGACTCTGCATTAGCCCATGTGACATCTGCTGGGTATGTATCCCACGTCACAGTTGGTGTGACCTCTGCCCAAGTTAGGTTAAGAGCTGCGCCTAGAATCTCTGCAATCTGTGCGCCATCTAAACCTTCTGCAAGGGCTGTGTTATAAATAGCCTTAGTAAGTCTGGCTAGTGAGCCAATGCCTAGAATTGTGCCTGTCGTAATGTAGCCAGTTTCCTCAGGGCTACGCACTCCGATGTTAAAGTCTGATACTTCTCCACCAAATACGGTTACATAAGTGCCAGATGAGTTTTTAAGCTCTAAAAGGATTGGCTCTGTGACATTGATGGTAAAAGGTGAATTGTCTGTGTTGATGATCTCTACTCGGCAGTAACCTGCTGTGCATTGGCGATCAATGTCTAACCGACCAGAGGCATAGGAAACAGAGATGACAGTCGTATAAACATCATCACCTACTGTTACTCGCCACTCAGGAAGCCATGTCATTCTATTGTTAGCGTTCCTCTGTCTCGCGCTTCGCGTAGCAATCTTTCAATTTCTTCAGCAATAGCGTTAGGGTCTCCAATGCCTGTGTTTACAGTAATATTAAAATTATTGGCTCCGGGAAAACCACTAGCCGCATAAGCACCCGCGCTAGAGGATCCGCCCATAGATCCGCCCCTGCCAGATGTTATTCCTACAAAACTGCCTGATTCAAGAAGTCTGTTAATTTCTTCAGCGGCAGCAGCGGCAGCAGCCTTTGCAGCAGCATCGGCAGCAGCCTTTGCATCCGCAGCGATTGCAGCGGCAGCTCCCGGAAAACCACTAGCTCCATAAGCACCGGCACTAGAAGATCCGCCTTTAGTTGTGCCACCTGATCCGGGCACTATAGGTACAAAGCCGCCACCTTCAAGAATTTTATTAATTTCATCGGGAGTTAAAAGTTTAGGAATTGTGCTACCACCACCACCTGTGCCGCCACCACCTGTGCCACCACCACCTGTGCCGCCACCACCGCCGCCGCCAGTTCCACCACCGCCAGTTCCACCACCGCCAGTTCCGCCGCCACCACCTGTGCCGCCGCCGCCGCCGCCGCCACCGCCGCCGCCGCCGCCGCCGCCGCCAAAATCGAATTGAGGCATCTTAAAATTTGCCAATAAAGCAAGCATCTCACGAATCTTTCGGAGTGCCTCATCTAGATTCTTTTGGTCGATAAGATCTTTTGGCGTTAGACCCTTGAGGATAGACTCGATAGCAGCCATCTGAGTCTTTTGATTAGTAAGAGCACCAAGAATCTTTAGATCTTCATTAAGCTTGTTAGTGGCAGCTGTAATAGCTGCTTCATCTTTAGAAGCAATAGCATCCTCTAAAGCAAGGATAGAACGCTTAACATTAAGGCGAGCAGTATCATTGGCAATCTGCAAGACTTGAGCGGCATCTGTTGCCTTGCCTAATTGCTGTGTTTGATTTGTAAGAGCTGCTGCGATCTGGATCTTGTCCATGTCAAAGACATCGCTGCCCTTATTTAAAGCAAGGTTAGCCTTATCGATTGCAGCCGCAAGTTTCTTATCTTTAAGAATTTTATTCTGAGCAAGTTGCTGCTCTTTTGTAAGCTTTGTAACCTTGCTTTGAGTTTTTAAGACAGTGTTATTTACTTGTCCAGAGACAGTCATAGAGATGTTGCCCATGCCACCCGGAATTACACCTTTGCGGAAAGATTGTTTGTCGAGTGCTTTATTAAGGCTTCCCATTAAGAAGATTGCTCCAGCGATTGCTGTAGTCATCGGCAAGAAGGCTGCTGCTGCAACGACTCCAACAGCAATAAGGACAGGCTTTAAGTCTTCTAATTTAGCAATAAGCTGACCTGCATTAGAAAGGCTGTCTGCAATACCTTTAGCAAGTTTATCAATGTTATCTGTTGCCGCTGTCGTGCCACCGCCTGAAAGGGCTGTAATGGCATCGTAGAGACCTTTACCGATAGTCTCTTTAGCATTGTTAGCAGCGATTGTAAGCTTGTCTAATTGACCTGCAAAAGTACCAGCTGCCGCTGTTGCTTGACCTGCAAAGAGTTCTGTTAAGCGTACTTGAATGTCTTCGAATGATGAGGATGTAAGTTCTGCTCTAGATAGTCCAACACCTAAGCGACCAAGTGCCTGAGTCTGTCCAAGGTATGCTTTCTGCAAGCTCTGAGAAACTTGGGTTACACTCTTGCCTGTACCTGCTGCAACATCCAGAGCAAGGTTAAGCAATTCCTGAGACTTACCAACATCGCCTGTAGCACGAAGCAAGCGATCCATTGCTGGACGTAGCTCATCATCGAGAACGCCTGTCTGTGCTTCTAGGCGTGAGATGTAGCCATTAACTGTGCCAATGTTCGCGCCATAGGCAAGATTGAGATTCTTAAGTGTTGTGCCTAATGATGTGGCTGCTTTGTCATCTTCTGCAAAAGCCTTAACAGATGCACGACCAAAAGCGACAACTGCTGCTGTGCCGAATGTACGAGTAAGAGTTCGACCGAGATTCTTGGTGCGCGCTTCTAATTGATTTACGCTTCCCTCAGCTTGCTTAAAAGCCTTTTTGCCCGTGAACTCGGTTGCAATATCAATGACTACATTAGCCATAATTAACCTCTCACGCTTGCTCGTTGATTAAGTTTCTTAGCTGCGCTTGTAATCGCTTTGAGAACTGCATCTCTAGCCTTGCCATTGTTTTCCTCATAAGCACGATAAAGGACTCGACCTTCCATCTGCTTATTGCCTTTCATTACTGATCTATACTTGCCGTCTTGGTTTTGCACAAAGCGACTTTCTGGAGTATTGCGACCCATAATCTCGTATATCGCTCCAGCTCTGCTTTTGTTAAACACGCGAGCAAGCGATCTGAATCCTCTATTGTTAGCCTTTGATGGGCTTGTCTTATATCCAATGCCTGACTTTACAAGTGCAGAATTAAAAAAAGGGAAAGTTGCCTCTGACATTTGACGAGGCAACCATCCGCTTAGAACGCTTCCACGATCAGGGACATAACCTTTAGCAGATCTAGTGATCGGCTGTAAGGCTGTCTTAATCTGAACTTGAGTTTCTTTTGCTAGATCAGGTGTGAACTTGCGAAGCGCTTTGCGAAGTTCAACGGCGCCCTTTACGCTTGCTGGCATCGCTCACCTCTTTCGCTTCATCCTTGAGCCCCTGCACTAATGCATCGAGCATATTCTTATCTAGATCTAATAACTGCTGTGGCGCGATCCCTAACCTAATGCTTAGCCTAGCAATTAGGTAGGTGAACGGAAGATCGCGCTTTAAGCTAAAGGGTCTGAATCAAGCACCTCGACACTTTTGAGTGTCTCAATGAAATCCATCCCGAAAGGCTTAACAGATTCACCTGCTCTGCGTGTTACTTCCCAAGCTAACCAATAGACCGAAGTCTGCATTTCGTCATCGCGAAACGCCTTATGGAAGCCCTTTTTAGCGTACTGCTCGAATGAGTACTCCACCGCTGGAGTGATCTCACCTTCTAGTACGCTTCCATCTGTACGAACGATCTTTAGTTTTGCCATGGTTTGCCCCTTTGTTAGTTTTTTAGAATGTGCCTGTTGTGGCTACTGCAACTGTTGAGTTAGCAGTAAATGTGATTGACTGTGTGCCAATATCGCCAACAGCACCATTGATGTCTGTTGTGTTATTGATTAGCAATGAGACTGTGTACAGAGGGTTAGTCGCTGAGACTGCTGTTCCCTTTGTCTGTAGGAATACTGCTGTGACAGTTGTTCCCCAAGCAGCCTGAAGTGTTGCCAATACATTTGCTGTTGCTGTGTCATTTAGGAAATCGATTGTTACGGATGATGCTTCCAAGCCCTTTACGAACTTGTGAGATGAGTCACCCATTGCGGTAACTTCTAGCTCATCAAATACGCGGTTGATTGTTACTGCTGTTACATGGTCTGAAAGATCGACTGAGTTAATCTTCACACCTACATTGTTATTTAGAAATACAGCCATGAGATTATTCCTCGTCCTTCTTAGTAGTTGCTGGCTTTGATACTGCTGGTGCTACCTGCCCGATCTTGATCAGGAAGGCTTCGTTTTCTTTTTCCCACTCGGACATTTTAACTCCAACTCGTAAGGATTGATACGGACATCTCGCAGCTGAGTAGGTCACCCGAAGCAGCGTTGAGAATACTTGGTGCGCTTATTGCGCTTACATTATAGACGAGAGATGATGCTGCGAGCTTAGCGAACACGCTACAGACAGTATCTTCAATCCCGTTAAGGTTTCCTTCATTGTCAAAAAGTGGCACAGTCATAATAATCTTAAAGTTAGCCATTGGGCTGATTGTGATGTGCTGATTGTTGCTAGGTGTCAGGTAAGGATCGTCTGGAGACACGATCACGCTGTTGGCAAGGACTGTTGCCGGTGGAAAGGCAAAAGTCTGCCACTTGGCATTATCTACTAGAGCAGTTGCTAAAGTGGTTCTGAGAGTGGTGACGGCAACAGGCATCAGCCCACCATGCTGCGCGGGTCGAGTGCGTGGCTGATCAATCCTCGCACCTTAGCGAGAAGCTGTGCGCTCATTCGGTAAGGGCTTGGCTGGAAATCGACAGCGTTACTGCCTGAAAGGGTTGCAGTACGCGCTTGCCAGATCTCGACAGATATCATAAGAGCACTTTGCTGGACTGCCATATCGGTTGTCCAGTCTGTGTAAGTTCTTGAAGCGACTGAGCCATAAGGCGCAATAGCGTGCTTAGGCTGGGCTGTAGTGTGATTTGTAGTCATGCTAATTGAATAATCTCCAACGGCTGTAATAACTTTATTGCCATTGTAAGAAGATCCAGAATTAGAAATTGTCACTGTTTGACCTACATAAAAAATCTCTTTAATAGGATCGTTAAAGTAAAGAGTGCCCTGCCCGATGATGTTTTCATGCGCTACTGAAAAGTAAGTAGGACTCCATAGCATTGGGACTAGAACGGCATCTGCCGCATCGCATACTTCTTGAAGGGTTGCATCTGGATACAAAGTGCCTACGCCAAGTGTCGAGCGTAACTCTGCGACTGTTGTAAGTGCCATGATGTCCTTTCTAAAGACTCTAGGGAGTAGAGGGCTACTACTCCCTAGAGCGACTTAGTGAGTTTATTACGCCTTGTTGTTCTTGAATGCGCCAGCTGCAACCTTAGTTGCAATTGCTCCGAATCCGTAGTAACCGACTGTTACTGATCCGTTAGCTGTTGACTCTGCGCGTAGGCGGTATGTTGGTGACTCATACCATGTGTAAGCATCTGGGTTAACGATAAGGATTGTTCCATCGCCATCGCCACCGTT